CAGCGCATGAAGGACGCCCGCCAATGGGTGGCCATGCACCCGGACGAGTGGAGGGCGTACAAGGACATGGCCCGGCAGGAGTGCAGCCGCACCCACGACCGCAAGGCCAGCCCGAACCGATGCATCTACGGCGTGCGAATCCGCTTCGGCATCGAGCTTCCGAACCACCTGGCGCCCTACCTCGCGCGAATCGCCATGGAGGAAGAACCAGAGATCCGCATGCGGGTATCGCGGAGCGACGCCGACCAGTACACGACGGCGGTGCTGAGATGAGCGTTCAGGAGTTCACCATCCCGGGCAGGCTCCCGGGTCTCAACGACTACACCGCAGCGTGCAGGGGCCGCGCCATAGCGGGCGGCAAGATGAAGCACAAGGCGCAGGACTCCGTGAGGAGCGCCATCCGCTAGGCGGGCTTAAAACCAATGAAAGCCCCGGTAGACGTGCGCATCACGTGGTACGAGAAGAACCGCCGAAGGGACAAGGACAACATCCGCTTCGGCGTGAAGTTCATCTTGGACGCGCTTGTGGCGGAGCACGTAATCGAGAACGACAACTGGCACTGGGTTCGGGCCATCGTCGACGAGTACCGCGTCGACAAAGAGAACCCGCGTATCCATGTACTGATTGAAGAGAGGTAGAGAGATGACGGAAGAGATTCAGACCCTGGAGCCGTTGCAAGGCCGCGAGCGCCTTTACGTGGCGCAGGCCCTGTTCAAGGTCATGGGCGATTACGTCTCCACCAAAGGGGACGGACTGCGCAGCGAGTGCGACCGGGAGCTCCTGGCGGCTTACGAGAGCGACGGCATCAAGAGCCTGGACGCCAAGGTGGCCGGGAAGAAGGTCGGCACGTACGGCGTGACCGTGGCCAAGGAGAAGACCACCACGGGGCTGCGCACCACCGACCTCGACGCCCTGACCGAGTGGGCGTGCGACCACGACCTCATGCGCGCCGAGCCGGACTACAAGCGCATCGAGGCGTACTTCGCGGAGACGGGCGAGGTGCCCGATGGCTGCGAGGCCTACACCGAGACGGTCCCGGAGCATGCCAAGGGCACCGTCCTGTGCATCGACCCGCAGAAGGTGGCCGAAGCCCTGGGTGCTTCCCTCCCCTCCGCCGTGGCGGGGATGCTGACCGGGGAGGTGGAGTAGATGGCCGAGAGGAAGCCGTTCGGAGACCGCCTCATCGAGGCCATGGGAGAGATGGCGAACCCCACCAAGAGCAACACCGCCACGGTGCCCACCAGGAACGGCGGCCAGTACCGCTACAACTACGAGAGCCTGGACCAGGTGCTTGCAGCGGTGCGCCAGCCGCTCATCGCACACGGCATCGGGCTTACCCAGCAGGTGGCGTGGAAGGAGATCACGAACACCTACGTCCTGCGCACCATCGTATTCGACTCCACCGAGCGCCAGGTGCTCGACGAGCGACCCATGTACATGAGCGCGGACGCGCAGGCCTGCGGCAGCTTCGAGACGTACATGCGGCGCTACGCCCTCCGCAGCGCCTTCGGGCTGTGCGGCGAGGACGATGACGGGCAGGTCGCCACGAACATGGCCCGCTCCAAGGCCGCGCGGGCTACCGCACCGGGACAGCAGAAAGCGCCCGCCACAGCGCCCCACAGCGGCCCAGACCGCCAGAAGATGCTCGTCAAGTGCGCCAAGCTCGGCGCCGAGTTCATCGAGCTGGGCGGCACGGCCGGGAGCACGGAGAAGTACATGGCCGCGAGCTTCGGCACGGAGGACATGCAGGACCTCACCGACGAGCAGATCATCCAGCTCGGACAGCACCTCAACGAGACCGTAGGCCAGCTCAAGGAGCAGAAGGGAAACCAGCAATGAGCATCAATCGATGCAACATCAGCGGCAACCTCACGCGCGACCCGGAGATGAGGGCGCTGCGCAACGGCACGCAGGTCCTGTCCTTCGGCGTTGCCGTCAACGACCGCCGCAAGAACCCGCAGACGGGCGAATGGGAGGACTACCCGAACTTCGTGGACTGCACGATGTTCGGCAACCGCGCCGAGGCCGTGAGCCGCTACCTCTCCAAGGGGACGAAGGTCGCGATCGAAGGCAAGCTGCGCTATTCGAGCTGGGAGAAGGACGGCCAGCGCCGCAGCAAGCTCGAGGTGATCGTGGACGAGATCGAGCTCATGAGCAGCCGCCAGCACGCGGAGCAGGGCAACCCGCCCTACGTCGCGGAGCGCCCACAGGCCTACGCGCCGCAGCCGGTCCAGCCGGAGCCCTACGACGGCGACATCCCGTTCTAGGGGACGACGGCATGCGAACAGGAATCGGAGGTGAGGACGATGGCGGATGAGAAGCGGATGAACTTCTACCGCACCTTCTACGACCTCACGACGCTTCTGCCGGAGGCCGAGCGCAGGAAGGTGAACACGGCCCTTCTCGATTACTTCTTCGAAGGCATCGAACCGAAGGGTTTGAGCGAGAGCGGGATGAAGGTTTTCAGGGGCTGCGAGGGGCGCGTTTCGAAAAGCAGGACGAACGCAGCGAACGTGGCTAATCGGTACGGCGATTCGAAGCCTACGGACGAGCCTACGAATGTTGATACGAACAACTCTGCGGACGATGCTTCGGACGCTCCTACGGAACCACTCCCAGAGAGAGAAAGAGAAAGAGAAGTAGATAAGGAAGGAGCTAAGGAGAGAGGAAAAGCGGCGCGCTTCCGCGCCCCCTCCCCCGCCGATGTCGCCGAGTACGCCGAGCAGTTCGCTGCGGACAAGGGCCTCGACCTCACCGCCCTCGACTTCGACCCAGAGCGGTTCGTCGACTTCTACGCCCAGAAGGGCTGGATGGTCGGGCGATCGCGCATGAAGGACTGGAAGGCCACGGTGCGCAACTGGCTGCGCACCTCAAAGCCGAGGAACGGAAGCGCGAAGGAGGTACCGGACGATGGATTCTCGGCATACGACTGAGTGCCCGCACTGCGGCGCGGCGCTCAAGGCCCGCTACACGCAGCTGGGCACCAGGCGCCTGTTCTGCGGATACGAGCAGTGCGGGTGCCCGGGCGCCGAGGCCGAGCGCGAGGAGGAGCGCCGGGCCGAGGCGGAGGCCGCACGCAAGGCGGTTCAGGACAAGGCCATGCGCGACTGGAAGCGCGCCGGCGTGCCCGAGCGCTACATGAGCCTCGACCACCCGCTGGCCGCAGAGATCGCCGACGGCATGGAGCGCGGCCAGTGGGCCTACCTCTGGGGCGACGTGGGGACGCACAAGACCACGTGCGCCGCGGCCGTGGCCAAGCGGCTGGCGGGCGGCGGGCGGCCGGTGCTCATGGCCCCGATGTACCGCATCCTCGACGAGATCCAGCGCAGCTTCCACGAGGGCGGCGACCCGCTCAAGCGCTACGCCGAGGTGCGCTACCTGATCGTGGACGACCTGGGCAAGCGCAGGCCCACGGGCTTCGTGCTCGACAGCCTGTTCAGCCTGATCGACCAGCGCTACTCGGCGATGCTGCCCACGCTGGTGACCACGCAGTACAGGCCCAGCGACCTCGTGCGCAGGCTCGCCGAGCAGGGAGACCCCGACACCGCCAAGGCCATCGTGTCGCGGCTCAGGGGCGGGGCCAGGGTCGTGCACTTCGACGGCCCGGACGGGAGGCTGCGATGATTCTCGATGCTGGAATCCTGCGCGGCTACCCGAAGGAGCGCGCCGAGCTGTACGGCAAGCCCCATCTGGGAGCGCGCTACACCCACGGCAAGGCTTACGAGCCGCTCGCCCCCTACTGCTGCGTCTGCGGCAGGCGCGCCGGAAGCGTGCACCACGTGGCGCGCCGCTCCTGGGGCGAGACGTTCCGCCTGGTGACCCCGCGCGGTACCTGGGACCTGCGAAGCCCGCTGTTCTGCCTGTGCGGCAGCGGCACCACCGGATGCCACGAGAAGTTCCACGGCGGGGCGCGGCTCAAGGCCGAGTGGAAGTGGCGCTCGACGGTCTACGAGGAGGACTGGTGGTCCGGCGAGCTGCTGCAGACCTACGGGCCGCACAGCCCCGGCCTCTACGAATACGGATACTGGCTGGTCACGGACCGTGACGGCCACGAGATGATACGGGAATGGATGCAACCGATGGGGATCATGAACTGCGAGCAGTACGTGCTGGGCGAGCTCGAGGAGGCGCAAGCGGCCATCAACAAGCTGGAGCAGGAGAACGACCGTCTGCAAGCCCAGATTGAGATTCTGGAAGGCCAGCTCAACGCCAAAGACCCGCGCGAGGACGAGGTGAGGCGCTGGGGCCGAACGGAAATCGTCAAGAAGGTGGCGTACACCACGACGACAGCCGATGTCGGCGGGGAGGCGAAGTCGTTCGAGGAGTGGTGCTTCGACGCAGTCTACAGGAACTGCGTCCCCAAGGGCTGGAAGCGCAAGGAATTCATCGACTACTTCGAGCCGGAGCTGCGCGAGTTCTACAACAAGCGCGTCAAGGAGCTGGAAGAGGCCGAGGAGGAGGACGAATGACCGAGGATGAACCGCTGAGGTGCCAGGCATGCGCCCACAACGTGCCGAGGGACAGGCGCGAGGACTTCGGAGACGTGTGTGAGAGATGGTGCGAAAAATGCAACAGGTGGCTTGCATGGCTGGACGTGCCTCCGTGCGAGGAGGGAACGCGGAAATGACGCCCTGGACGATGAACGAGCGCGCCGAGTGGGAGCTGGCCGAGCGCCGGAACCAGCGCAAGCTCGCGGCGCGGCTTGGTGCCAAGAGCCTCGCCACGAAGTAGGTGATGGCGCGGCTGGCGGCTGTCGGCGCGCCCGTGGAGGAGAGGACGGCCAGGCGCTGGATGAAGGGATCGAAGAGATGAAGGACACGGACATGCAGACAGCGGCGAGCGCCATCCGGGGCATGCGCCGCATAGTCGAGGAGATCGACCGCCTGGCCGCTGGTATAGAGCGGTTGGTGGTGGAGAACGGCGAGCTGAGGGCCGTGTGCGAGCAGTTGCGCGAGCGCGTGGAGCGCCCTGAGAACGGAGCGGAACCGATCAAAACTGATCAACGTGGAATATGGGATTGTTCTAACGACAGCTGGGAACGGCTGGCCGAGGACTCGCAGATGACGCCATCGCTCTACTGCGAGAGATACAACATCGAGCCGCGGCTCGGCGGCAAGGTCTGCGCGATGATGGCCGATATCGTGGCGCGTGCCAGGGAGCTTGGAGGTGCGGAATGACGTTTATCGAGATGCGCGAGGCGGCAGTGATTGCGTGCGCCATGAACGCCGTGAAGATGCTGCCGGACTGCCCCGAGAAGGAGACGTGCAACATGGCCCTGCTTTCCCTCTGGGCCAATCTGCCAGGAAGCCTGCGGGACGCGCTGCAAAACGGCGAGCTTCCAAAGGAGGTATGGGAATGAGCGGCAACAAGCCCAACCTGCTTCCCTGCCCGTTCTGCGGCGGGGTAGCGCATCTATTTGGGATAGAGACAATCGGGGCTAGCGTTGCGTATTTCGTCAAATGCGCCGGCAACAAAAGTAAATGCGCTGGCCCGATTCGCACGAAGTATTGCGACACAAAAGAGCGTGCAACAGAAGTGTGGAACACCAGAGCCGAGCGCACGGCGCTCTACGAGTACCGCAACCATGCGTGGCACTGCACGAGCTGTGGAGACGTGGAGCCGGTTGGCGGTGCCGAATATTGCCCGACATGCGGGGCGCACATTGTCGGCAACCGAGGTGGTGTCCTATGAGCATGGCGTCATACGAACCCGGCAGCGGCTACAACCTCCCGCCCGGGCTTTACGAAGACAATCCGTTTCTCAACGGGTGCTCGGGCACCTGCATGACATGCATCCACTGCATCGAGGAGTGCTGCGACTACGGCCAGTGCGGGCGCAAGCTCGACGCGCTCAAGCCGAAGGACTTCGAGACCTGGGGCGAGGTCCTGGATTACCTGGACGGGTTTCGCGTCGATATGCAGGAGGACGGCTGTTCCAAATGGGAGCAGGAATGATGCGAGAACGCCACACGCCCGCATGGTACGTGCGCAAGCTCGGGAAGGCGGTTGTCTGGTTGCTCATCGCTCTCGTCGGGCTTCTGGACGCCCTGCTTATCTACGGCCTGGTGCTTGCGTGGCGGTGCCTATGACCAACGAGGAGAGGACCAGGGCGCAGCTGGCCAAGCGCGCGCAGAGGATGCGCAGGCGCTGCGGCTGCACCATAGGAGAGATTGCCAGGGCGCTTGAGCTGACCGTCGCGGAGACGAAGCGCCTGCTCAAGATCGGAGGATGACATGATCAGCAAGCTTATCGGAAAGGTCCTCGGGGCCGCAATCGAGGTGTTCCTCATCGCGCTCACGTGCTACGGCATCGTGTGGGCGCTTGTGGGAATCTCGGGGCTGCTGTCGTGAGCGGCCTTGAGGGCAGAAGGGGCTTCTCAAGAAGAAGCCAGGCAACGCGGGGCGGGCGCAATGCCCGCCCCTTCTCAGGAAGGAGAGCGAATGAAGGTCGAGCAGGTGCCGCTGGGCACGTTGAAACCCTACGACGGCAACGCCAAGAAGCACACCGAGGAGCAGCTGGAGGCGGTGAAGAATTCCATCAAGGAGTTCGGGTTCAGGAACCCGGTCATCGCCTGGCACGATTCTGACGGCCGCGCCGAGATCGTGGCGGGCCATGCTAGGTGCAAGGCCGCGCAGGAGCTTGGCATGGACGAGGTGCCGGTCGTGTTCTGCGACGACCTGACCGACGCCCAGCGCAGGGCGCTGACGCTGGTCGACAACCAAACGACCATGATGACCGGCTGGGACGAGGACGCGCTGGCCTACGAGCTGGACGTTCTGGCGGGCGGCTTCGATATGTCGGACTTCGGTTTCGACCTTGGCGCGGTGGAAGACTTCGCCATGCCCGACGATTCACCGCTCGAAGACGAGGGCGTCACCGTGGTCGCGAAGTTCGCGGACGTGGACGGCTACCGCGCGGCCATAGACGCGATAACCGAAGCCGTGCAGGCGCATGGTGGCGAGGTGTCGGTGCGATAAGCCAGAGCGCTGGTTGGTGGAGAACCTTAGCAAGTAGCAACGCCCCTCTTCGGAGGGGCTTTTTCATGCCTCTAAAAACTCTTAATGGAGTTAAGATTCTTCTTGCAATAAAGTATTAGCAGTGCTAATATAGTGTCAACGAAAGGAGGAGCGGTGACCAAGAAGAGAGACCTCGAGAAGGAGCTTTCCAAGGCCGGGGGAAGGTTCCTGAAGCCGGGCGGCAACCACGACATCTGGATAGCCCCCAACGGCGCGAGGGTGGCGGTGCCGAAACACCGGGAGATACCTGAGAACACGGCGAACGACATACGCAAGGAGGCCGGGCTGAGATAGCCCGGCCATCCGGCCACCGCCGAGACGATAGGAGGACGAGATGCTTTACATGAGGGACTTCGAGCTGTTCGATGACGAGGGTATGGTGTGCGCCGAGCCGTTCGGCATGGAAGGCGCGACGTGCGGCGAGGACATGAACGACGCGGCGCTCATGGCCGCCGAGTGGCTGCGCATCCACGTGCTGGACGCATTGGGGCAAGGGAAGGAGTTCCCGCAGGGCAGCGTGGGAAACGAGCCGCGCCACGGCGGGAGGGTCATAACCGTGGCCGTGGAGGCGAGCTTGAGCGACGTGCCCGCCATGACGGCGGCCGAGGCGGCGCGGGAGCTTGGGGTCAGCACCGCCCGCGTGGCGCAGCTCTGCGCCTCCGGCCAGCTCGACAGCTGGAAGGTCGGGGCCACCCGCATGGTGTCCGAGGACTCCGTGCTCATCCGCAAGATGGACGCGCCGAGAACCGGGCGGCCCGCCGAGCGCAAGGCCGCCATGGCGTAGCCGCGACCACATGCAGCGCAGCATAGGGGCATCCCTTCGGGGGTGCCCCTTTCTCATGCCCCGGCTACCCTACGGCCAGACGATAGGGGGAGACATGGCGGGCACGAAGTACGCGAACAACGGCAGCGCGAGGACCAAGCTGCGCAACAGGCTGAGGCAGGAGGGCAGGCCGTGCCACCTGTGCGGCCAGCCGATAGACTACGACCTGCCGAGCGGCGACCCGTGGAGCTTCGAGCTTGACCACGTGGTGCCGCTGGCAAGGGGCGGCGCGCCGTGGGACTACGCCAACGCGGCCGCCTCGCACCGCATCTGCAACCAGCGCAAGGGCAAGAAGATGCCGTGCGATGGGCAAGCTTTCGAGATAAGGCGCACGAGGCTGTTCTAGGGCCTGCATGGCGCTGCACGGCACCGGGCTAGGCACGAGGGCATATCGTGGCCCAGGTGCGATTCTGTGGCGTTTGGCGGCGCTTCTGGATTGACGGGGGGGCGTTACCCCTCCCCAGGGGCCGCTCAGCACCCCGCGGCGATATGCCGATATCCCCCCGAGGGTTTCCAGCAACAGGGGGGGTATCTCACGCCCCGCCTACCATCCCTCCTGAAGGAGGAAGCATGGTAGAGATTCCGCAGGACATAGCGCAGGACGCGGCCCAGGCCGCGATATGGGCCGAGCTGGTGGCCGACGACAGCCGATTCACGGAGCAGGACGTGCCCGCCCTGCGGCTGCTGTGCTTCTGGCACGCCGTGGCCATGGAGGCCCAGCGGCAGATGACCCACAACGGGAAGATGGCGATATTCGACCCCATCGCCCTGAAGCCCTTCACCGACGCGAGCGGGAAGGCGCCGTTCATGGTGCGCAAGTCCCCCGCCCTCGCGGTGCTGAAGGAGGCCACGGCCGAGATTCGCGCCCTCTCGGACGCCCTCGGACTGACCCCTGCGGCCAGGAGCCGCATGGGCGCGGAGTCCAGACCCAAGCGCGACGGCGCGAAGGCGGAGTTCCTGACGCTGATGTTCAGCGACCGCGCCGAGAAGGAGCGCAAGGCGGCTGATGCCTAGTGGAGCCGAACCAGACGCCAACATACGAGGCGAACATCCCGGAGGACTTGACCGGTGACGGCGCGATGGCCGCTGAGCTTGCCGCCCTTTACTTCGGCGAGCCTATGCCCTGGCAACCGCACCTGCTGGATGTGATGCTCGCCCGCGACAGCCACGACAAGTTCGCGGCGCCCGAGGTGGGAATCTCCATCCCCCGCCAGAACGGCAAGAGCTTCATCGTGCGCGCCCGCTGCCTCTACGGCGCGCTGAACGGCGAGAAAATCCTATACACGTGCCACCACGGGGACACCTCGGACGAGATGTTCCAGGAGCTCTCCGCCATCTTCGAGGACGAGGAGAACGACGAACTGCACGACCTGCTGAAGCACGTCCGCAAGACCAACGGCAAGCAGGCGATCGTGCTGAAGAACGGCGGACTCATCCGCTTCACCACCCGCACCGACTCCGGCGGGCGCGGAAAGTCGTTCGACGTGCTCATCCTCGACGAGGCGCAGGAGCTCACCGACTCGCAGCAGGCCGCCCTGCTGCCGTCGATCAGCGCGGGGCCGAAGCACAACCCGCAGACCATCTATCTGGGCACCCCGCCCGACCCGAAGTGCACCGGCACCGTGTTCAGGAGCCTCCGCTTCGACATCCGCAAGGGCGATTCGCTCATGGCGTGGGTCGAGTGGGGCGCTACCGAGGTTGGCGACAAGCACGACCGCGCCCGCTGGTACGAGTACAACCCGAGCCTTGGCACCGTCCTCAGCGTGAAGGCCGTGGAATCCGAGTGCAACCAGATGCAGCCCGAGGTCTTCGCCCGCGAACGCCTCGGCTACTGGGCGCCCACCGCGGGCGCGAAGCTGGCATTGAACCCGGACGATTGGGCGAAGGCGCTGCGCGAGGAACCCATGGAGGGCGGCAAGCTCAGCTTCGGCGTGAAGTTCGACCCGGACGGGGAGAGGGCCGCCATCTCGTGGGCCTTGACGGAGCGCGGCGGCGGCTCGTACGTGGAGCTGTACGACATAACGAACGCCAGCACCGGGCCGATCGCGGACATGCTGATTCGCAACGCCGACGAGATAGCGGCGGTGTTCATCGACGGCAAGGGCAAGACCGAGACGCTCGTGCAGAGGCTCAAAGACGGGCACTTCCCCGCCAAGGCGATCATGGCGGGCACCCCGGCCACCATGCAGGCCGCATCCGCGATGTTCAAGGACGAACTTGAAGCGGGGACGTTGACGCATATCGAGTCACCGGCGCTCGACGCGAGCGCCACTGGAAGCGTGAAGCGCGATATCGGCGGCAACGGCGGTTGGGGCTTCGGCGATGGTGACGGCTGCATGTCAATACCGGTTGAATCTGCGGCGGGTGCGCTGTACGCGGGCCGCACGACCAAGCGAGAACCAAGACGGCAACAGGAGGCGAACTTCTAGATGGAGAAAATCGAGATGAAAATCGTCGAGGGCATTTCACGAGCGGACGGCCTCGCCGACGAGGACCGCGACACGGCGGTGAAGCTCATGCAGGTGTGGCGGCAGAAGACCGGGCGTAATTTGCTTAGGGAGAAGTACTACCTCGGCCACGTCCGGGTGCGGGACCTGGGGATCGCCATGCCCCAAAGCCTCGCGCAGAAAATCGACCCGCGCATCGACTGGCCGCGCAAGGCGGTCCACGCGCTGGCCGACCGCAGCGTGCTCAACGGCTTCACGAGCGATGACGAGGCGGTCACGGAGGAGCTTCGGGGCATCTACACGGCTAACAGCCTCGACCTGCTCTACCGCAAGAACCTCATATGCGAGCTGAAGCACTGCTGCGGCTTCTGGACCGTCACCGACGGCGGGGACGGCCCGGTTATCAGCGCATATCCCGCCACCTCCGCAAGCGCCATCTGGGACGATGCGCAGAAGGCCATCAAGGCCGGTCTTGTTGTGGCGGAATCAAAACTTTCCAGCGACGGCTACGACCGAATCCCCACCGTGGTCAACGTCTTCACTGAGGACAGCATCATCGTGCTTCGCAACGGCGGCTCCGGCTGGACTGCCGAGTACCGTCAGCACTCCATGGGCCGCGCCCTCATGGAGCCCATGGCCCACGGCGCGACCTTGGAGCGCCCCTTCGGCACATCCCGCATCACCCGCGCCGTGATGAGCATCACCGACGATGCGATCAGGCAGCGGGCGCGCATGGAAGTCGCATCGGAATCCGCCACGCTCCCGCAGATGTGGCTGCTCGGTACCGACAAGCGCGTCACCAACGACCAGAACAAGTACAGCGCCTCCATGGGCGCCATCAACGAGGTGACGAAGGACGCCGACGGCGATGTGCCGACCGTCTGGCAGTCCTCGCAGCTGCAGATGGCACCGCTCACGGAGTACTTCAGGGCGCTCGCGTGCCAGATGAGCAGCGTTACCGACGTGCCGGTGTCGTTCTTCGGCGTCTCGAACGACAACCCCTCCTCTAGCGATGCCATCGCCGCGAGCCTGGAGCCGCTTGTGATTGACGCGAAGAACCTCAACGCGGAGAACGGGCACGCCCTGCGAAACGTCGCATACATGGCCTTGGCCGTCCTCCACGGCACCGACTTCGCCACGGAGCGCGACGCCGGGAACAACGTGAACGCGCGCTTCATGTCCCCCGCCTACCCCTCGGTCGTGTCCCAGAGCGACGCGATGCTCAAGCAGGCGCAGGCTTTCCCGAAGATTGCCGCCTCGGACGTTGCCTTGGAGATGCTGGGCTACACCGACGAGCAGATGCAGCGCATCAACAGCGACGCGCGGCGATCCGAGGCGCGGCAGATGGTGGAGCAGATGATGGGGGCCTCTGATGGCGACGCTGACGCGCAAGCTTCTTAGCAGCTACGACAGCCGCCTCGCGACCTTGGAGGGCGCGGCCTACGACTACGCATCCGGGCGCGTGTCGGCCTTCCTCGCCGAGTTCCCCAAGGCCACGGCGGAGCAGGTGCGCGAGTTCGCCATAGGGGCCGTGGACGCGGCGGTGTCGGCCTACGGGGACGGCGCATCGGGCATCGCCGCAGAACTCTACGAGGGCATGGCCGAGGCGGCTGGGAGAAGGGTCAAAAGCGCCCTCATCGACACGTCCGACGTGTCCGGATACGTCGAGCGGGAGGTGCGCTACCAGCTGCGCAAGTGGCTCGCCGGGGACTCGGAGGGCTTCGCCGAGGCGTGCGGCAAGAAGGCGAAGGACCAGGTCCAGCGCCGTGCCAACCAGACCATGAGAATCAACGCGAAGCGCGACGGGCTGCGATACGCCCGCGTGCCCATGGGCGGCGAGACCTGCACTTTCTGCGCGATGCTCGCCTCCAATGGGTTCTATTACAAATCAGCAAAGATGGCGGGCGAGGGGAACCACTACCACGAGAACTGCCGCTGCAAGGTCATTCCCGGTTTCGACGGCATGGAGGTCGAGGGGTACGACCCCGACGAGTGGCTTGCGAGGTGGGGCGCGTACCAAGACCTCGACGGCATGGGCTTGACCGAGGAGGCGCGTAAGGCGGCGAAGCAGGCGCTTTCGGGGGCAGCGCCCACGGCCAAGGCGATAGAGGCGGCGAAGGAGGCTGCGCGGCAGCAGAGCGCCACGGAGATTGCGGCGCGTTCCATCGCCAAGGCGGTCAGGCAGGAGACGGACGTAACCAAGGCCCTGCAATCGCTCGAATCCGACACGCGGCACCTCGAAGGGCTGAACTTCCGGCTCAAGGGTGAGGGCTCCCTTGCACGCAAGATTCTGAGCGATTCGGCGGACAAGGGCTTGAGGCTTTCCGAGGCAGCGGACGCCATCACGGACGTGTTGCGCTACACCTACCAGTGCGACACAGACACGCTGGCATCGGATTTCTTTGAGATCCGGGAGCATCTGGAGGACTTGGGGTATGATTGGGTCAAGGTGAAGAACAGCCTCGGCGACGCGGCCGCGCCCTACCGGGGCGTCAACACCAAGGTAAAGACCCCGGACGGTTACGAGTTCGAGCTTCAGTTCCATACAGCCGAGAGTCTTGAGGTAAAGGAAATGAACCACCGGCTCTACGAGGAGCAGCGCGTCCTCGACACGTCCACGGAGGATGGTAAGGCGCGATTTGACGAGCTGGCCGATACGATGGCCAGCAACGCAAGCGGCATCGCCATCCCTCCCGGCATCGAGAAGGTCAGGCTATGAGGTATTACCTTGAAGAGAGCAGGTTGGCAGTCGCCCGCGAGGACGAGCGGCACCTGATGTACCGGTGGGACTGGATTGCCGAGGATTGGGTCTACGACGTTGAGCTGGTGGGGAAAGTCAAGCTCGGCAACGGCTGGTGGGACGAGGTGCCCGAATCGGAGGCCATGGATGCAATCGAGAATCGAACTGTGCCTGTCGTTGGCAAGTGAGGCGCACGCGGGGCAGGTGGACAAGGGCGGAGCGCCCTACATTGAGCACCCCATGAGGGTTGCCCTGCGCTGCGACACCGAGCTTCGGAGGTGCGCGGCGCTCCTGCACGACGTTTTGGAGGACACCGACGCGACGGAGGCGGACCTGCTCGCTGCCGGGGTGGGTTCCGATGTCGTGAGAGTCGTCAAGGCGCTGACCCACGGCAGGGGCCTCAGGTACGACGAGTACATGGCGTACATCCGCGAGGTCGCCGAAGACCCGGACGCCCGCGCGGTGAAGATGGCCGACTTGCGCGACAACATGGACTTGAGCCGCATCCACGGGCGCATCACCTTCGCCGACAAGCTGAGGCGGGGCAAGTACGAGGACGCATACGCAGTGCTCGAAGCGGCCCGCTAGAGGCATTCCATAGAACGGTTTCCGAGCCGCCCGAAAGGGCGGCTTTTTTCATGCCGAAAACCCGAAATCTCACGCGCATAGGACACTCCTTCACGACGTGCCGCACGGCACACATACACACAGACCCCGGAATGGCCGCACGGCCTTGGGGCGCGCCGCACGGCGCGGGAAGGAGCAGCGACATGGCAGACGGGCAGACCGCCGAGGGCGGGGCGCAGCAGGTAGAGGGCGGAGAGCCGCAGGGCACCGCAGAACCCGACTACAAGGCGCTCTACGAGGCGGAGAAGGAGGCCAAGGAGAAGGCCATCGCCGAATCGCGCAAGTGGGAGGGCCGTTCGAAGGCCAACAAGGCCGCGAGCGCCAAGGCGGAGAAGACCGCCGAGGAGCGCATCGCCGACCTCGAATCCAAGCTGAGCGAGAAGGAGAGGGCCGAGGAGCTGGCCAAGCTCAAGGCCAAGGTCGCGCATAAGAAGGGCGTCGATGCCGACCTCTTGGTCGGCGAAACCGAGGAAGAGATGGAGGCATGGGCGGACAAGCTGCTCAAAGCCTTCAAGACCAAGCCCGCGGCAACTGTGGACAAACCGGGGACGTTCGCGCCGGGAAGCGCGCCGAAGCGCGACTTCATCCGCGAAGAGTTCATGAAGCACCGTAGATAGGAGAAGAAATGGCATCCGTAACCAACCAGATGATTACCGCTGATGACCTCAGCACCGGTGGCCTCCTGCCCACCGAGTACGCCGCCGGGGTGATCCAGGACGCGGCCAAGTCCAGCGTCATGCTCACCCGCGCCCGCCAGATTCAGATGAGCACCCGCACGCGCACCCAGCCCGTGCTCGACTCCCTGCCCATCGCCTACTGGGTCGGCGGCGACACCGGCCTGAAGCAGACCACCAAGCAGAAGTGGGCCGGCCTGTCCATCACCGCCGAGGAGATCGCGGCCATCGTGCCCATCCCCGAGGCGATCATCGATGACACAAGCATCGACCTCTGGGGCGAGATTCGCCCGCGCCTCGCCGCAGCTGTCGGCCTGAAGTTCGACCAGTCGTGCATTTTCGGCAACGACAAGCCCAGCTCCTTCCCCGACGGCATCGCCGTCACCGCCAAGGCGCAGGGCAACTACGTTGCTCAGGGCACCGGCGCAGACCTCGGCGTTGACGTGGCGAGCCTCGCGGAGAAGATGGCCAAGCAGGGCTTCAATGTCAACGGCTTCGCGGCCCAGCCCGGCCTCAACTGGCAGCTCACCGCGCTCCGCGACTCAAACGGTCGCCCCGTCTACTCGCCCGACCTGCAGACCCCCGGCTCGGGCAACCTCTACGGCTACCCGCTGAACGAGGTGAGCAACGGCGCTTGGGACGAGTCCGTGGCGGTGATGCTCCTCGCCGATTGGTCGAACTTCGTGGTGGGCATCCGCAAGGACATCACCTTCAAGCTGCTCGACCAGGCAGTAATCACCGACGATACCGGCAAGGTGGTACTGAACCTCGCGCAGCAGGATTGCGTGGCGCTCCGCTGCGTGTTCCGCGCCGGCTTCCAGATCGCCAACCCCGTCACCGCGCTCCAGTCCAACAAGACCAAGCGCTACCCGGCTGGCATCATCACGCCCGCCGCGGCGTAGGGGGCGGCCATGAAGTGCGTGACCATCACCAAGGGCAAGGCGCCTGCCGGGCAGGCCGTCTCCACCGTCTCTGTGGGCGGCGGGGACGGCACCCTGCTCGGCGCCCTGCCGAAGGTGGAGGGCAAGCCGACCACGGCGCAGCTCCAGGCCGCCTACAACGCGCTCGTTGACGCGCTGGTGGCCGCCGGGCTTGCCGAGGAGGGGGCGGAGTAATGACCGCGTTCGCCACCATCGAGGACTACACGGCCCGCTACGGCGAGCCTGCGGACTCGGGGCGCGCCACGGCGCTGCTCGATGATGCCTCCGCCCTGCTGCTCTCTGCCTATGAGGGCTTCTGGGGCGAGGACTATGCCGAGGGCGCGCACGCGGCGTTCGACCGCAGCGCTTGCGCCGTGTGCTGCATGGTGGTGAACCGCGTGCTTGCCGCGCCAGCCGCGATGCTCGGGGCGACCCAGTACAGCCAGGGGGCCGGAGGCTACACCGCCTCCGTCTCCTACGGCTCGGCCCTCGGCGAGATGTACCTCGGCAAGTCGGACCTGAAGCGCCTCGGCCTCGATGTGCAGCGCATGCGCGTCCTCACCCCAATCGAGCGCGGCGAGGTGACGGAATGAACCTGATTCAGGGCGAAGCCGTGACCGTGATACGCACGGGGCGGGTTCTGGACGAGCTGGGCGAGCCGACCTACGGGGAGGACGCCCGCGAAGAGGTCGAGAGCGTGGTCGTCGCCCCCGGCGCGACCGCAGACCTGGACGCATCGCGCCCGGAAGGCGTGACGGTCGCCTACACGCTGTGCTTCCCAAAGACCTACGCCGGCGAGCTGAAGGGCTGCGCGGTGGAGGTGCGCGGGGAGCGCTTCCGCGTGGTGGGAGACCCGCAGCGCTACACCGAGGCGAACACGCCGGGCACATGGAATCTAACCGTGGAGGTGACCCGCACCGATGGCTAAGTGCAGCGTGAGGCTGAAGGACTACAAGTCCAACAAGGCCGCATACGTCGAGATCATGGACAGCGGCGCGGTCCAGGCGCTGTGCGAGGCACCGGCTAGGGCCATCGCCGCCGAATGCAACGCGACCTTCACCAAGGGCACCGGCGAGCTTGGCACCGGCTACCGTGTCTTCAAGTCTCGCGGCAAGCGTGCGAACTACTGCGGCGTGGCCACGGGCACCCCGCACGCCTACAGCAGCGAGCTTATCCACAACCGCCTCAAGTCGGCGCTCGATTCGAGGAAGCAATGATTGACGTTGAGCGCGTGGTGGCCAAGCGCCTTATGGATGCCACCGGAATCAGGGCCGTGCTCGAAGTGCCCGAGAAGCGCCCGGAGGAGTTCATCTCCGTGGAGCTTACGGGCACCGGCACCGGCCTTTACCCGAAGACCTGCTCGCTCGCCGTCCAGTCGTGGGCCAAGACCCGCAGGCGGGCGGCGGAGATCGCGGGGCTGGTGGAGGTCGCCATCTACGGGCTGACCGAGGAGCCGAACGTCTTCAGGGCCGTCCCGGACGGCACCTACCGATGGCCAGACCCGGATTCGAGGCAGGAGAGATACCAGACGAACGCAGAGCTGACGATCTGCGAGTAAGGAGAACAGAAATGGCCGGAACCAACAAGGAGTACACAGCTAACTCCACCGACAACGTTTCCAGCACGAAGGGCGTGCGAGGCGGCTACATCTTCGTCGCCCCGGTTGGCACGACCCTCCCGACCGACTACAGCACGGCGCTGCCCACCGCCTACAAGTGCCTCGGGTTCATCTCTGAGGACGGCTACGTCGAGACGGTCGACAGCGATTCCGAGGACCTCGTCGATATGAACGGCGACCTGATGGACAGCCCGCAGACCTCCCGCGTGGAGTCGGCTCAGCTGACCCTCGCCGAGATCAAGGCCATGACGCTCAAGCTCATGTACGGCGACGAGAACGTGACCGACAAGGCGGGCGTCATCACGGTAAAGCACAACGGCAACTCGAACGGCACGTGGGTCGTCGTCCTCGACCTGCTCCTGAAGAACAACCGCAAGTGGCGCAAGGTCGTGCCGCTGTTCCAGTGCTCGGAGCTGGACGATTTGACGCTCGCGGTCGGAGAGCTTGCAGCCCGCGCCCTCACGGCCAAGTACCTGACCGACGGGGACGGCAACACCTGCTACGACTACATCCAGTCCACCGAGACCAACGCCGCCTAGGAGGGGACATGAAGGAAATCACTTTCACCGTTGACGGCGTGGATGGCGAGTTCGTCTGCGACGCGGACGAGCTGAAGAGCTACAAGACCGCCAAGCAGCTGGCACGCGCCGATGAGGACTTCTCCCTCTCGTTCGACGTGATGGAGCGCGTGTTCATGGGCAACGACGAGGAGTACATCGAGCGCCTTGGCGGCAGCGTCGACCGCCTGAACGACCTTCTGGCCGCTGCGCTCGACGCGGTTGGCGAGGACGCAAAAAACTCGTCGGCTTCGCCTCAGACCTCGAAGCCCACAGAGGCGAAGTAATAGCGGATTTCCAGCAGTTCTACGGCATCGCCCTCCCGTTGGAGGGCGGGCCGCAGGACTGTAGGCGCATGGCACTGCTCTGGAAGCACCTCCCCGCCGATTCGAGGACTGCCCGCAGGCAGTGTCCAGAGCTTGAGTGGGGCGTGGAGGCGTACCTGCTCCGATTGATCGAGAACGAGCTGGCGGGGCTCGTCTGGGGCATGGCAGACACCAAGAAGAGGCCTCCCAAGCCGCCCGAGCCGGTGAAGATGCCCGGGGAGCTGGCGGAGGCGAGGGCGCACAGGGACAACGCCCTGCGCGACAAGGAAGAGATTACGAGGCTCTTGGGATTGGAGGGCATGGTAGATGGCTAACGTCGGAACCGCATACGTGGCGATCATGCCGTCCATGGACGGCTTCGCGAAGGCGATATGCAAGGACTTCGGCAGCGCGGGCAGCTCCGCCGGCAAGACCTTCGGCGACGGCCTGTCCAACGGCACCGAGAAGGGTACCTCCAAGTCGAAGAGTTCCCTCTCCAACCTCGCGGCAACGGCCAAAGACCAAGCGGGCTACATGGGCCTCGCCTTCGAGGAGTCGGGGGCGAGGCTCAAGGCCGCGATAACGCAGAGCGGAGCGTGGCAGACCCTGACGGGCTACGCCACCAGCGCATCGAACGGCATCAAGAGCGCCTTCGCCGGAATCAAGGAGGGCATCTCCTCCAAGCTCTCCGGGGTGGGGTCTGCGGTGAAGGCGGGCCTCTCCAATGTGGGAAGCATCGGCAGCACCGTCATGACGACGGCGGCGTCGATGATCCCCGCACCGCTGAAGTCCATGGCTTCCACCGTCGGCACCATCCTGTCGCCCATCGCATCGACCGCCAAGGCCGCCCTCGCGCCCATGGCATCGGCCTTGGGGCAGGCCGGTACCGAGGCGGCTTCGAGGCTGAAAGAGGGAATCTCCAATGCAGCAGGCCACGTGACCGACGCGCTGGCAACCGCAGCCAAGGCGGCGGGTGTCGGCGCTGCGGCGGTGGTCGCGGCGGTAACAGCTGTAACGGGCGCGGTGCTGGGCAACTATGCCGACTACGAGCAACTTGTTGGCGGCGTCGACAAGCTCTTCGGCAGCGCGTCCGGTAAGCTCCAGCAGTACGCAGCCGAGGCCTACAGGACCTCAGGGCTCTCCGCGAACCAGTACATGGAGCAGGCCACGAGCTTCTCCGCGTCGCTCATCGCCTCCTGCGCGGGCGACACGTCCAAGGCGGCCGACTACGCCAACCTCGCCATGACGACCATGAGCGACAACGTGAACGTGTTCGGCTCCAACATGGGGGACGTGCAGAACGCCTTCCAGGGTTTTGCGAAGCAAAATTACACGATGCTCGACAACTTGAAGCTCGGGTACGGCGGCACTCAGAGCGAGATGCAGCGCCTCATCGCGGACGCCAACAAGCTCCCCGGCGTGATGCGCGATGGCTCCGACCTCACCATCGACTCCTACGCCGACGTGGTTGAGGCCATCGCCCGCGTGCAGCAGGCGCAGGGCATCGCCGGGACGACTGCCAAGGAGGCGGCCTCCACCATCTCCGGCTCCGTCGGCATGGCAAAGGCCGCGTGGGGGAACTTCCTCACCGCCCTGGGCCGCGACGACGTGGACTTCTCGAAGGTAACCACGCAGCTCCTGGAGTCAATCGGAGCCGTGGCGACCAACGTGGCCCCGCGCGTGGCGACAATCGGCGCGAACATCATCGCGGCCTTCCCAGCGGCCCTCTCCGGGCTTGCAAGCATCCTCGCGCCCATCGTGTCCGAGGCCCTTGCGGCGGCTTGGAACATCGCCGCTCAGGCGCTCTCATCCGTTGGCATCAAGCTACCCAGCGTTGACGCCTCGCAGATTCTCGGCGCCTTCCAGTCAATCGTAGACTTCGTGACCGGGACGCTCGCCCCGGCCTTCGCGCCCGTGGCACAGGCGCTGGGCAACTTCGCCTCCACGGTGGGGCCGATGCTGCTCCCCATAATCCAGCAGCTGGCCGGGGTTCTGGGCGGCGTGGCGCCCATCATCGCCGCCATCATGACCGCCGTCCTCGGCGTGTGCACCCAGATAGCGTCATTCGTCATGCCCATCATCACGCAGCTCCTGGCCTTTATCAACGCGAACATGCCTCTGATCCAGCAGGTGGTGACCACGGTGATGAACGCCATCGAGCTGGCCATAACCCTGGCGCTCGGTGTCATCCAGGCCGTGTGGAACGCCGTCTGGCCGGCGATCAAGGCGGTCATCGACGCCGTCTGGCCGCTCATCAGCACCGCCATCAGCACCGCCATGACCGTCATCCAAGACGTCATCAACATCGTCATGGCCGCGATCAGCGGCGACTGGAGCGGGGTCTGGAACGGCATCAAGCAGCTCTCCTCCGACATCTGGAACGGCATCAAGAGCGCGGCCTCGGATGGCGTGAGCGCTGTCTACAACACGGTGACGACCATCAAGGACAAGATTCTCGGCTTCTTCGCGGGGGCCGGGTCTTGGCTGGTCGAGTCGGGCAGGTCCATCCTGAACGGCCTCAAGGACGGCATCATGGGGGCCATCGGCTCCGTCACGTCCACTATCTCCGGTGCGCTCAAGGGCATCCGCGACCTGTTCCCGTTCTCCCCCGCCAAGGAGGGGCCGTTCTCCGGCCACGGCTGGGTGCTCTACTCGGGCATCTCCATCGCCGAGGCGCTCGGCGAGGGCTTCGCGCGGGCCGTACCGGGCGCCGTCGGCGACTTCGAGGCGGGAATGTCCCGCCTGTCGGGCGTCACGTCCATGGCGGCGCCCGGCATCACGGCCAGCCCGCGCGCGGTCGCGGCAGGCCCGTCCTACACCTTCTACATCGACGGCGCGCAGGTCGCGGACGACGAGCGCCTCGCGTCAGCGCTCATGGCGGTCGCCGAGCGCGTCAAGGCCAGGAAGGGGATGAGGTAGTGTCCTCCTACGACCACGACCTTTCCATCTGGATCACAGAGGTATCCGCGACGGGCTTCCGCGTCAACGGCCGCGTGAAGCTCGGACGGAATTCCTACAACGCCAACGGCTTCCACGTCGAGACTGGCGTGAGCGGCTACGGCTCGCGCGGCCACACCGCCAGCATCGGTACCAGGGGCGGCAGCTACGATTTCAGCGACTACTACTCCGTCGGCACGTCCTACGACGCCAGGAGCTTCAGCTGCCACGTGTCGGCAGACCTCAGCTGGTCGAGCAACGGCACCAACACGGGCAACCCCGTCTACGCCACGGCGTGGACTCCCGCGAGCGAGTACAACCAGCCCTATCCGCCCAAGAACCCCGCAGTTGCCCGCGTCTCGGACACCCAGGCGAAGGTCACGTGGGGGAGCAACTACGACAACGCCTCCGGCCGTCACTGGCACAAGGTCTACGTCGAGCGCTCCACGGATGGCGGCGGATACTCGCAGATCGCCGCCCTGAATTGGGACGTCACCAACTACATCGACAACGGCGTGAGCGCGAACCATTCGTACGCCTACAGGCTCCGCGCGGCGAACACCAAGTACAGCGATTACGTGACGGCGGGCACGGTGTACAACACACCCGCAGCGCCGAGGTCGGTCGCGGCCTCGCTCGTCTCTGCCGGCACCGTGCGCGTGGACGCCGACGTGACCAACGTCAACACCGCCACCTCGTATGCCATCGAGCGGAGCGTGGACGGCGCGGAGTGGGTGAAGGTCTCCGAGGTCGCGTCATTCCCCTACGATGACGCGGGCGCGGCCGGCATGGTCTCCTACCGCGTGCAGTCGATGCGCGGCGCGCTCGCGAGCGCATGGGCGGCATCCGACCAGATAGCGGCCATCACGCCCCCGCTTGCGCCCAAGGTCGCGCTCGCGGCGGCGGTCATGCCCGTCGGCGGCGGAGTGGGAGTGTCGTGGACGCCCAACCACCCCGACGGCTCCGCGCAGGAGGCCGCGCAGGTCGGCTACACGGTCGACGGCGGCACCGAGGCCGTGCTGGGCGTGGAGGGCGCGGCGGCGTCTGCCGTCATCCCGGATGACGGGACTCCGCACTCGTGGTCCGTGCGCGTCCGCACCAAGGGCGCGCACGAGGACTGGGGCGCGTGGTCCGCACCGGCGCTCTGCGCCACCGCCGTCCCTCCGCAGGTCGTCATCACACGCCCCGCATCGGACGACGACGTGATGTCCGAGCTGCCGTTCTCCATCGAGTGGCAGGTCTCGCCCGAGACCCCCGACGCCTCCACCACGGTGCGCGTCACGGCGGGCGCGGCGTCGTACAGCGCCCAGCTGCCCGCAGGCGCCAGGTCGCTCTCCATCGGGCGCGACAGCCTCTTCCCGGCGAGCGGGGAGGTCATGACCGTCGCGCTCGAGGTCGTGGGCACCTCGACGCTCCGCACGACCGCAGAGCGCACCTGCTCCGTGGAGTACGCAGCCCCTGCCGTCCCGGCCGCCGAGGCGGTCGTGGGCGGTCTGCTGTCGGTGTCCGTCACCGTGCGCTTCGGCGGCGACGGGTGGAGCGTGGTCGGCACGGGCCTCGTCTCGCCCGAGTACGAGGTGGAGGATGACGCGATCCCCATCAGCGCGGGCGCGGAGGTGGTAGACGGCGCGGCCGAGATAGGCGACACCGCAGCCACCGAGAGCGTGGACGTGGTGCGCGTCATGCCCGACGGCTCCCAGTGGGTGGTCGCCGACGGCATGGCCGACGGCGAGTCGTGCATCGACCCGCTGCCGCCCATCAACACCGACTACAGCTACCTCGTCGTTGCCCGCGCCCAGTCGGGCGCCGTCTCCACGCTCACCGTCCCCATGAGGGTCGAGAGCCACTGCTGGGCCGTCAACTTCGGCCCGGCGGCGCAGGGCGGGCGGCTGTTCGAGCTGTCCCCGTCGTCCAGCGTGGACGTGTCCCGCACGGGCGAGCTGCTACGCTTCGCGGGCGGCGGGCTGCCGATGTTCTACGGCGACGGCGGCGTCAGCTCAAAGATGTCGCTCGGCTTCAAGCTGCTCAGCGCGTCCGAGGTCACGGAGGTCGAGTCGATGTTCCGCGAGCACGCCGTGGCGTGGCTGCGCGACCCGATGGGCCGCAGGCTCCGCGCGAGGGTGTCTGTCGGCACGTCGATGACCGTGAGGGACCTCCACTCGGTGTCCATCGACGCCGAGGAGGTCAGGTGGATGGAGGCCGCGAATGGCTGATTGGCTGGCGGAGTTCGACGCCTCGTACCGCTTCATGCGCGTTGACCGCGCCACTGGCGCCGAGGTCTCCGAGCTGGAGGGATTCGAGGGCGGCGGCTCCATCTCCCGCAACCTCGACACCGACGTATACGAGAGCGCTTCGGCGACGTGCGAGGGCGGCCTCGACGTGGGCGCCGACCTCGTTCGCGTCTACCTGGACGCCGACTTCGGCGGCGAGGTTGAGCGCGTGGCATTGGGCACCTTCGTCCCGAGCGTGCCCAAGCGCGACGTGTCGAGCGAGGTTGACCGCGCCAGCGTGTCGATGCAGGGCAGGCTGTCCGAGCTGGCCGAGGATGCGTTCGACGCGCCGTTCTCACTTCCCGCGGGGTCAGACCCCGTTGCGGAGGCTGCGGCGATATGCCGAGCGTGCGGGCTGGCCGTGTCGGCAGACGCGAGCGCCTACAGGCTCTCCACCGCGTGGACGTTCGGCCTGTCCGAGACGAGCGACGGCGAGGGCGGCAGCAAGCTCCGCGCCGTCAACGCCCTGCTCGGCATCGCCGGCTTCGCATCGGCCGTCACCGACCCGATGGGAACCGTGCTCATGCGCAGGTACGCGGAGCCGGAGGCCAGGCCCCTCGCCGCCGAGTGGCGCGAGGGCGCCGACGCGAGGTTCCTGGACGAGTGCGTGGACGAGCGCGACGCCAGCGGCGTGGCGAACGTCGTGCGCGCGGTCTACGAGACGCCCGAGGCGACCGTCATCGGCGTTGCCGTCGACGACGACCCGGGCAGCCCGTACTCCACCGCAGCCATAGGGCGCAGGCGCGTCAAGGAGTACAGGTACAGCGACGAGGTGGCGCAGGACGAGGCCGACGCCGAGGCCGCGAGGCTGCTGGCTGAGCAGGCGTCCGTCACCAGGCGCGTGACCGTCTCGCACGTGTACGCCCCGCACGTGGCGTGCTACGACGCGGTCACGTTCGCATATCGCGGCATAGGCGGCAGGTTCGCCGTGCGCACGCAGGAGCTGAGCCTCGGGGCGGGCTGCATGGTCCGCGCAGAGCTCAGGAGATTCGAGAGGGCGGCGAGATAGATGGATGTGAATACGACGCTGCTGGCCGTCGGCGACATGATCTACGACGGCTCCGCGCGGCCCGCCGTGCCCGTCCCGACGGTCCGGTACGGCGACGTGCTGGCCGTCGGCGAGAGGACGATGGACGTGCGCGTAGGAGGGGCGAGGCTCGACGGCCTGCCCATGATGGCGCACTGCTCGGGGGCGTCAGCCGGGGACCGCGTGCGCGTGGTCACGGTCGGCGCGGAATCTGTCGTTGACGGCATCTTGGCATAGGAGTGACACATGGCAACAAACCCAGCTAAATTCTTGAAGGACGTCGCGGGCCAGGTCTACGCCGTCGTGGTGGACGGCGTGGTCTACGGCATCGCGGGCGCGGACGGCCAGGCCGAGGCCGAGCGCAAGGCTCAGGAAAGCGAGCGCGTGCAGGCCGAGACGAAGCGCGCCACAGCGGAGACCGCCCGCATCGCCGCCGAGAGCCAGCGCGAGACCGACCAGGCGAAGAACAACGCCGACCAGGCGATGAACAACCAGGCCGCACAGGGCCTTATCGCCGTCAAGCTTGAGGACGGCCAGTACGACCCGGCCACGCGCGAGCCCACCGTGACTGGCGAGATCGGCAAGATGTACATGGTGCCGTCCGGTCTCAGCGGCGGCGAGAACCGCTACTACGAGTGGATGTGGATGGACGGCTCGTGGGAGCGCGTGGGCACCACCGACGCGGCCATGGAGCCGTTGACCACCGACGAGGTGGACACCGTGGCATCGAGCGGCACCGTCACGAACAACAAGGTGCTGACGGGCACGGGCCTGACGTACATGTGGGGAAAGCTCAAGGCGGCTTTCTCGTCCATCGGGCACAAGCACTCGGCGGCTGACGTCACGAGCGGCGCGCTGCCCATCGAGCACGGCGGCACAGGAGCCACGACGGCTGCGGGCGCGCGTGACGCGCTCGGTCTCGGAGACACGACCGGCGCGCTGCCGGTCGCGAACGGAGGCACGGGCGCCACCGCGAAGGGCGCGACGCTGCTGAGCAACATCGGCATCATGACCGGCACCGACGCGGCCCCCTCCACGGGCACGCCAGGCACAATCTACATCAAGATGCTCTAGGGGGTGCGCCATGGCTTATTGGGAAGGCGGGGTGTGCCAGCGCACGGGAAGGACCGTGTGCAGCCTGGATGCCACCGTGACGAACGTCAACGACATGCAGGCCACGGTGAGCCTCACCGGCTACTCGTGGTCGGACATCGTGGACATGTGGGGATTCGACCTGTGGGTCGGGAACGGCACCGTGCTAGGGGCATCCGGCGTCAACGGAGAGAGCAAGACGCATCCGAGATGGTCGACGACGACCAAGGTCCCGAGCGGGGGCCTCAAGCGCACCGTGACCGTACCGCGCGCCTGGGGGGAGGACACGACGCTCGCCGTGTGGTGCCGGTACAGCGACTCCAATCCGGTGAAGTATCACGGCAGGCTCGACGCCTCCGTGACGATCCCGCGCATGACCTCCCCGGTCCATTCAGTGAGCGCCGTGGCGGACAAGGACGCAGTTTTGTTTGGAGAGCCCGTGTCGCTGACGGTCACGGACTCGCTTGGCGCCAGCAAGGCGCAGATGGACCACTTCGAGGTCTGGTGCGGCGGCAAGCTCGCCGTGAAAGGCGCGACCGACCACACGAACAACCGCAGCGAGACCTTCTCGATCGTCCCGAGCGACTACGCGCCGATCGGCGGCGACCTCGACATCACAGTCAAGAGCGTGCACGAGTGGTACGGGACCTACCCGGAGGCGTGCGCGACCGTGACGGTAAAGGTCCTCGGCGGCGTGGTCACCGTCTACGACTCCACCGGAACAAAGCGAACGGGTCTCGTCACGGCCTACGACTCCACCGGGACGGCGCGCCCCGTAGTGCTGACCGCCTACGACGCATCCGGCAACGCGCGCGCGGTGCGCTGATTGAGGGAGGTGATACATGGACGAACTCATACGGGCGCTGGCGCAGTCCATCGCCCACGCTGGCCCCGAGTGGGCCGCGCTCATTGTCGTTGCAGTACTCGTGGTCACGCAGGTCGTACCCGCCCTCAAGGAGTACAAGACCTCGCGCCTCGACCTTGAGCGCGAGCGGCAGGCGGCGCAGGTGGAGCTTGAGCGCTCCCGCGAGCAGCGCAAGGTCGACGATGCCAAGCGGCTCGACCAGCGCGACCAGGAGCGCAGCCGGGCCGAGGGGCGCTGGCTTGAGCTGGCCGACCACCAGCAGAAGCTACAGGAGCAGACGAACCTCGTCATCGAGGGCATGAGGGCGCAGATGGAGGTCAACAACGCGCTCCTGGCCGAGAGCAAGGACCGCAGCCGCCACATGGCAAGGCAGGTGGACGAGATGCACGGCATCATCGCCCATCGAGAGGTAACCGATTAAGGAGAGACGCATGAAGCAGTACAAGATTCCCGATGCGGCCTACAAGGCGCTCAAGTGGGCGGGCCTGATCGCATGCCCCGCCATCGCAACCTTCGTCGGCGTGGTCGGCCCCGTGTGGGGCATGCCCAACGTCGATGCGATCGTCACGACCATCAACGCTGCCGGGGTGTGCATCGGCGCGCTCATCGGGTACAGCGCGGCAACAGCCAAGGAGGCATAGGCATGGCAGATGAGACGCAGGAGCTGAAGCAGGAGCAGTACGAAGCGCTCAAGCGCGCGCTCAGCTGGAACGACGGCCAGGGTTACGACGGCGACGGCCCTGACGATGACTTCGAGCCGGTGGAGGTGGATTACTGATGGCAACAGCCAAACAAGTCTTGGCCCGCGAGGCCGCAGAGATCGGCTACAGCCGATGGGACGATCCCGAGCAGGGCACAAAGTACGGTCGATGGTTCGCAGAGCTTGTCGGCTCCCCGTGGTTCGGCTCCAATGGTGTAGCGTTTTGTGCGATGGGCCAGAGCTACTGCTTCCATGCCGTAGGCCAGAAGGCACCGGGTCTCCCCACGGCTGGCTGCGGAGACGTGCGCCGCGCCGCGCTGTCGGCGAAGCGCGTTGTCAACAAGGCTGCGGCGAAGCCCGGTGACCTCGTACTGTTCCGCTGGGACAAGCGCACGGATGACCTCTCGTACTCCGACCACATCGGCATCGTGGAGGCCAACTTCGGCAAATCGTTCCAGACTATCGAATTCAACACCAACAACGGGCGCGTGGCGCGCCGCGTGCGCAGCCTCGACGTGGTTCAGCTCGTCGTGCGCCCCGAGTACGACGGCGGCACCGATTCTGGCTCCGATTCGCTGCCAGTCAAGCTCCAAGTGGACGGCATCTGGGGACGCGCGACCACGCTGCGCATCCAGGAAGTGCTGGGCGCACCGTACCGTGACGGCGAGATCAGCCGCCAGAACGCAGCCTGGAAGTCCATCAGCCGTGGCTGCGGCACGGGTTGGCAGTGGGTCGCGGGCGGCGAGGAGCCGGGTTCGCAGACCATCAAGCTCATTCAGCAGCGCATCGGTGCCACCCCGGACGGTTTCATCGGCCCGAACACGTGGAACCGCTTGATTCGCTACTACAAGGCAGCGAGCGGCGCGACCGAGCTGGATGGACGCATCGACTGCCCGTCCATCACCGTGAAGGCGATGCAGCGGGCGCTCAATGAAGGACGCTTCTAACAGAAACCCCTCTCCGCTACGGCGGGGAGGGGTTTCTTCTGGACCTATCTTGTACCTAAGTTGCTGAAGTTCTCCCCCACCTGGCGATTGCCAAATAATTGCCATTCTTGCCAAAAATTGCCAAAAATACAGGGCGTTTCAGGGCATCCCAGTAAAAAGAAAACGTCCCCTGAGCTGCGATAACTCAGGGGACGCATCATTTCAACTGGCGGAGAGCTGGGGATTCGAACCCCAGATGCCCTTTTGGGGCATACTCGCTTAGCAGGCGAGCACCTTCGGCCTCTCGGTCAGCT